GAGAAACAATTAGATGCAGTTAATGCAGCATAACTTCGGATATACGTATACTTATTTGTGATCACAAAACTGAAAGGAGTACAATATGACTAAGAAGAAAACACAAGAGCCAGTAACATACTTACTACAAGAGAACAAAGCATTAGAAATGCTTGCGTTGTATAATGCATTAGACAAGATGCTAGATGACGCAGCAGAAATGTTTGATGTAAACTTGAGCACATTAGGTGATTTACGACATAGGGCGCATGAACTAAAAGAAACCTTTGGTTTTAGGCCACAGACACACCCTGATTCTGGTGATCGCCCTGCCCATTGGAAAGAGTATGTCTTACCTAATGATGACCGTGCTTGGTATTACGAAGGGGAACGTAAGTGAAAATAATGGGCTACGAAGTAGTAGTGGAGATTGATGGGGTGGAAAGTGCTATCCAATTGGATGACACTTACCCCGCAATCAACAACTGGCACACCGCCACAGAGTTTGCAATGCGTATGGCTGAACACGATCACCCAGATGCAAAGCAGATTGACTTTGTGGAGTGTGCCGAATTTGAATTAGAAGAATACCAAGAGTATGCTTACATACACGAAGCACCCTTAGTGCTACAGTAAAGGAGAAAGCAATGGCAGCTAAGATTAAACTGACAAAAACTATGATGGATAAAAGCATCATTGATGCCAACAAAACTGTACAAACGTTTTTGTTTGAAGACTTTGGCATGGACTACAGTGACAAATTTTTTACAGAAGAATGGTATGACACAGAAAAAGAAAGGACTATGCGTAACCGTTTCACTGTCACAGGTGAATACATTGACGGTGAAGAAGCTAAGATTACATTCTATCGCAGTGCTAAACGTGGCGATAGACGCATCAGCATACAGAAGCTGAAGCAATATGCAGATGCAGGTAATGAAGTACGCCTGATATCAGACAGCGAAAGTGATGGCGATGGAACCCGTATATTTATATCTGTATACACATCTGGAGAAGAAACCAGTGCCGACTGATGATCCGTGTGATGATTGGTCAGATACACCCCTACCAAAGGAGAAACCATGAACCGTTTTATTATTGGGCATCTGCCACAGGAGATAGCACAGTCAATGTGTGACAAGCATGTGGTCAAGATGCCCCTAGAGGAAGCACAGATGCTATGCACGGTGGTGCGTCAGGCTAACCCAGAGTTTGCCGATGACCATAGCTTGTACCGTGTGGCACATGCCAAGCATCCATGCACACTGTGGGCAGGTAAGACACGTAGCAATTACATGTATGCTTTCCGATTGTGGAACCACATGAGCATGGAGTACACGTACCGATATGGCAAGCAACATGCATCAGACCGTCACATGGATGCACTACGAGAGGGTGCACAGTTTGTGCCAGAAGGTGCTCTGACGCAGCACCCTGAATGTTTCAGTGAGCACACTGACCTAAAGTCAGGTGAGTTCTGGCCTGTTGATAGCTATCGTTCATTCTACATGACGAAGCAGCACAGGTTCAAGATGACATGGAAGAACCGCCCCATACCTAAGTGGTTTGAATATCAAAACATGGAGATTGCTTATGCTTAATTCAATGCTGATGTGCCTTGCACTTAACGTATACTTTGAAGCACGTAGTGATACTATGACAGGGCAGTATGCCGTAGCACAAGTGGTCATCAATCGTGTACAGTCTAGCAAGTTCCCTGATGATGTGTGTTCTGTGGTCAAGCAATCACGTAACGATGGCACATGCCAATTTAGTTGGTACTGTGATGGGAAGTCAGATAAGCCAAGAGAACCCTATGCATGGGCCTATGCTCAGATGGTAGCGGCAGATGTAATTCTTGGTGAGACTGTTGATATAACAGAAGGAGCAACACACTATCATGCAAATTATGTACGCCCCTATTGGGCTGACAAACTAAACTACACTGTGACTTATGGGTCACACCTGTTCTACAAATAGCTTACCGTTACTAGTATAGGGGTGGTACCCCTTACATAACTATGGCACAGTTGCCGCATACTTATCATAAGGAGAAAATAGTATGGCTTTAGATTTTAATAATGACCACATCATACCTGAGTACATGGACTTTGCAGTGGAGTTTGAACCCACTAAAGTGAAGGACAAGAAGTACGTTATCAATGCTACATCAGGTGAGTACCTTGGTGTAGTGGGTAGCACCTTTACTTGTGCATCACACGGTGACTTCTATCGTGGTGTCCTTGACACTGTGACTGAGGAACTAACTAGCCATGAGGTAGAAGATGCCAAGATGCACTGGCGTACCGCACGTAATGGTGCATGGGCTATGCTTGACATTACCCTGCCCAACATGAAGAAAGTCGTGGAGACAGACAAGCATACCACAGAGATTGGCAATCGTATTATATCATTACATGGTATTGATGGATCATGCAGCAACCAAGTTTACTTTGGTGCTATTGATTTCTTCTGTACCAACGGCATGATACGTGGCGAGTATGACAAGGTGCGTAAGAAGAACACATCTAACTTTACTATGGAAAGTTTTATCTATGAACTGACACGAGCACGTAAGGACTTCTATGAAGAAGCCAGCAAGATGCAAGTGTGGGCGGAAACATCCACCAAGTACGTAGATATTCGTACTCTGTTAGATGAAATGATTACATCAGATCGTAAGGCAGAGAAGATGTACATGCTGTACCTACAAGAGGCTGCACAACGTGGTCACAACAAGTGGGCACTGTACTCAGCGTTCACAAACTATGCATCGTATGCAGATGAACGCAACGGGTTCAACCTACGTAACACAGGTAACGACACACAGGCTGTAAGCATGTGGTCACGAGAGCAAGAGGTATCCAAGTGGGTATCTGATGATCGGTTCATTCAGTTGGAGGCTGCATAATACATGAGAACCTTACCACGCTATGTACAACAGCGAGAGTCACCTTCGGGTGACATCTCGTATCGTTTCAATCCACCACAAGCATTGGTGAATGAAGGAGTAGTAGAACGTGAAGAACTGGGTGACGATCCAAAAGCTGTAAGGCAACTTGCACGTGAGTACAACAGAGACATTGACGCATACCGTGAAGAACAATCTAAAGTTGTGAAGATAAAGCATAGCAGCAAGGTCACAGACCTTATCAACTTTTACTATTTGTCTAATGATTTCAAGATGTTACGTGACTCTACTAAGGTAGACTATAGGTACTTCTTGACTGTGGTACACCAAACAATTGGGTGCCGCAAGTACGTAGACGTTACACCTAAAGTTGCAAAGCAAGCATACGAGAAATGGGTTGAACGTGGCGTCAGCTTTGCTAATCATGCAGCGACATGTGCCAGTAGAGTGTACAATTATGCTATACAAATGGAACATGCTGAACAGAACCCGTTTGCTAAGATCAAACGTAAAGCAACTAAACAACGCAAGAAAGTGTGGGAACATCGTGACGTTGTGAAGTTTCTTGATGTGGCATACAGTGACTTTCAGTACCGTAACATTGGGCTGATAGTACAGATGGCATACGAGTGGTGTCAACGTCTGGGTGACATGCGTACCCTGCGATGGGATAACCTTGATCTAAAGAAGCAGCAATTGTGTCTTGAGCAGAGCAAGCGTAGGGCAGAGGTGTTCCTGCCTGTCAGTGACAACTTGGCAGAAATGTTGACAGATCAGAAATCTGACTTTGGTTTTCAGGAATGGGTTGCACCACATCCTAGACCCATGAATGGCAAGTACAACCCGTATGCTATGGAGAGACTGTCCAAGGTGGGGCGCAACGTCATGCGGTTAGCAAAGCTTGACGAAGAGTTACGGCTCATGGACTTACGGAGAACTGGTGTAACACAGATGGTGGACAGAGGTGTGCCATTGCCACAAATTATGTCAGTGACAGGGCATACACATGTTGCATCTGTGAAACCATATATGAAGCATACTTACGAGAGTGCAAATAATGCCTTGACACAGAGAAATGTATCTGTACACTTGAGTGGAACGAACAACATAGAAAGTGATATATAATGAATATACAAGATCATATAAGTGATATGGACATAGTTAATGGTGAGACTAAACGTACTAACTGCCCTGTATGTGGGGGAGTCCGAACATTTACAGCCACTAATAACATGGGTCAGCTTGTATGGAATTGTTACAAGGCAGGGTGCAGTGTGTCTGGCGGCACAC